TCTGCAGTGGAGTAATCTTAGGTTTCATCTGTACTGGAGAGATCGCAGGTGACACTCGAATATGTCGATACGGCTCTGGAAGCCTGGGCCAAGTGGGGTAAAGGCGGGATCGATACGGATTGGCCGGCAGTGAGTTTGTTAGGCAAGATCATACCGGGTGTTTCACAGAGAGCGCCTGTTCCTGATATGAATGGACTCGTCTTTGTAGTCGAACAGGCAGTATTGAAGCTCAAACCCATTGAACGCAGAGTTGTGGTGAAACACTACGTCTACTGGCAACCCGTCGAGATCAGCGCGAAGTACTGTCACATGTCTCCCCATCGTTTCCGCTCAGTCCTCAATCGGGCTAAGAACCTGGTGAGTGAGTGGATATCGCAACCCTTTGCCCGGACTAGCAAAGCTCATTAAACGTATGCTATGTTCGGCTAGACTGGAACATTACACCCATGCCTGATTACGGAACCCGTTTAGGCAATGAGTGCTTGACGTTCGTACAGGCGAATGAATCCATCCGTCCCCTGCGGGATACGATCATCGTAGAACCTCTTCCCATAAGCTCTACCATCATCGTAGAGGCGTGGAAACCCATTCGAGGTAGAGTACTGGCGACCGGTCCAGGCACTTACCCTAAGCGTTATAATGGCCGTAAAGGGCAGAGAACTAAGTCCTGGGACTCCAAAGCCTTCCTCCCCTGTGATGTCAAGGTCGGGGATCTGGTCGAGCTTGGAGGAACAGAGATTGGTGGTTATCTCTTCCAGACTATCCGGTGGGGTAGTCGGGAAGTGGTGGTCTGTCGTGAAGCGGATGTGGCGTTGATAGTAGAATGAATTCAGAGGTTTCCAGACAAGCTAGCTTTTTGTCCTGCAGGGGTGGGGTCGGAACCCACACGCTGAGCTAAAGACTCAAGGTCTGCTCCATTATGGGAGCAGGCTGGCGTAAGTATAGTGGTTGTACAGCAGAGCGCGGGGCCTTCCGTGAAACTCGGACGCTTTAAACGTAAGCCGCAAGGCTGTAGGTGCGATATCCACGGTAAGCCCGGCACCGAGGCGAGTATCGGGCATTTAACTATTTGAATAGTGAGGATTTATGTCTAAAGCAGAGCGTGAGAACAAGGCTTCCGAGCACGGAATGAGCCGAGCCAAATCAGGTTCAGGTGGATCGACCGTCAAGCACGACGAATACGTAGGATCCACAGGATCGGGTATCCGTTTCAAGTTACCGAAGGATGTGACCGATCACTCCAAAGTCCGGGGCCAGCTCAAGGAATAGCTATGGGCTTTAACTTCCGCGAAAATACCTCTAGCGGTAAACAGCGTGAGATGCCCCAGGTACGCAGTATCCAGAAGGTCGGAGGGATACTCGGAAGGGGAGAACCGGGTAACGTTCATGGATTCAGACCTGGCGGACACATGCAGACCGGCTATAACACTGTAGGGGGAAAATCAGGCATGCAGGTGAAGATCCCCTCAGTCCGGGATGTGTCAAAGGTCAAGTAGATGCCTTCTCCAGCTTCCGGTGAGTCCCTCAGTGGCTTTGTCGGGAGGTATATGGGATCGAAGGAATCACGCAAAACATTCCCCAAACAGAGCCAGAGAGCAGCGGTAGCGTATAGCAAGTACCGAAAAGCTAAGAAACGTGCTTAAGTGGTGGCGAATAGGTGCTAACTTCAGGGAAATGGACGCTAAAATCCGAGAAGTGGAAAACCGTATTGCAGAGCTTGAGAGGCGTCTGGATACGTTTGAAGGCCGCTATAGAATTCCCCAGAGTCCCTACACCTCAGTCTTCGAGCCCAAACGTGGCTAAGGGACGTCCACCCATCATCCCGCGGATAGCCGATTTGGAGAGGCGCGTAACCGATCTGGAGAATGCCGTCCTTGAACTTGCTGCTACTCAGGTCAAACGAATAGCCGAGCCCAAGCTAAAGGATTACGAACCACAATTCACAACTTGGCCGAAAGCGAATGGCAGCTAGATGTTCCACGATTTTATCTCCTAGCAAGAACTGTGCCATAGCATATGAATTCAATGTGTTCTGAGTAAAGAAATGCGACCTAAAGGCAGTCCAAACAAGATAGGTGCAGGCGTTAAATCAAACGTCATTGGAGTCTTTGAGAAGATCGGTGGAAGAGACGCTATGGCCGCATGGGCTAAGGAGAATCTGACAGAGTTCTACCGTCTCTATGCCCGATTGATCCCATCCGAAACCCTGACGACTATCGATATCCGTGACGCAACTGAACTCACTCGAAGTGAACTCCTCCTTATCGCCGCAGGAAGCAGCACAAGAGCTTCTAAAGAGGGATCTGGCGAGGGAGAGCTTCCAGAGCTTCATTGAATACTTGCAGCTCGGGATTACTCCAGCTGTTCATCACCAGCTGCTGATCAAGCATCTCGAAGCGATAGAACGCGGAGAGATCACCAAACTGATGGTCTGGATGCCTCCAGGCTCGGCCAAGAGTACGTATGCATCAGTCCTCTTTCCCCCCTGGTATATGGGCAGACACGAGAAGGAGCCGATTCTAGGTGTATCGAACACCACTGAACTCGCTGAGCGATTCTCTCGCAGAGCTCGGAATCTCACCTCCGGTACGCTCTACCGAAATGTCTTTGGATTCGGTTGTGCGGAGGATTCTCAGGCTGCAGGCAGTTGGGAGAACGAGCGGGGCGGGGAGTACTTCGCTGCAGGCATGGGCTCAGCGATTGCGGGAAGAAGAGCGGCTTTGGGTCTTATTGACGACCCCCTCAAGTCCCGCGAAGAAGCCGATTCAGAGCGAATCAGACAGAAACACTGGGACTGGTACCTGAATGACTTCGTGCCGAGATTACTTCCTCAGGCTAAGCAGATAGTCATCCAGACGAGATGGCATGAAGATGATCTATCGGGAAGGATCTTGGAGAGGGAAAGCAGTCAGTGGACTGTATTGAAGCTTCCCATGCTCTCTGTATCACCCGATCCTCTCAATAGGACAGCCGGAGAGCGTTTATGGGCGGACTTCTTCACCCAGGATATGGTGGACACCGCCAAGAAGGATGTCAGAGCTTGGAACGCCTTATACCAGCAGGATCCCGCACCGGATGACGGAGAGTATTTCAAGCGTGAGATGTTTCAGGAATACACAGCTCCCCCACAAGCCATGCACGTTTATGGGGCGAGTGACTATGCCGTTACAGAGGGCGGTGGAGACTATACGGAGCATGGGATATTCGGCCTGGACTATAACGGCGACGTATACCTGCTCGACTGGTGGAGAGGTCAGACTCAAAGTGACGTATGGATTGAGAGACAGTGCGACCTCATCGCGAAACACTCACCCTTGATATGGTTCGGAGAAGGCGGACCCATCAGGAAGGCAATCGAACCGTTCCTGAAGCGAAGAATGCAGGAGAGAAACGCTCCGTGCAGGCTCGAATGGTTACCGTCCATTGGAGACAAAGTGGTGAGAGCGAGAGCCTTCCAGGCAAGAGCATCCATGGGAAACGTCTACTTACCTGATCATGCTCCCTGGTTACCTGATCTGATGAGCCAGCTCATGCGCTTTCCCGCTGGTAAATACGATGATGGTGTAGACGTATGCAGTCTCATAGGGAGGGGTTTAGAGCATGCGAGACCCCCCCAGATACCTCAGAAGGTCAAGACCGAGAGCATTCCACAGCCTCCCCCGAGGCATGACGGACTCTCATGGATGGCGTAATCAGGCAAGTCAGAGCCCGTTGTATTGAGATTTTACCGGCTTAAGCCTTTAGATCTGTCGTAATCAGACAACTCAGGAGATTTTGATGCCTACGGTTAACCCAGGCCCGGCGATAGCCGGTATCGCTAATAGCGAAGCCTTTATCTCATCCGGTCCACTACAAAGACTGATCTACCCGGACTTCTTCACGAATGCCGGAGCTGTAGGAAATGGGACGCTGAGCTTTCAGTATCTCGCGTGTAACTATCCCGTGACCGCTACACGCCTTGATCTCCTGCTGAACCAGCTCATAGCCACGGCAGGTACGACAGCGACCGCTGCAGCCCTCTATACAGCGATAGGTGGGGTGTATTCGACCTATGCCAGTACGAATACAGCGGGCAGCACAGCGGCTTTAACCCTGCTGTCCCAAGGGTCTGTGACCAATTCATTCACCTGGGCATCAAACAGTGCGGGGAACACTAACCTCTCAGTGAGTGCTATTCGGCCTGTTTCAGTCCCGGTGAACATCAACATGCAGCCCGGGGAGTATTTCGTAGCGATGGGGATCTCGACCACGAACAGCAGCGTAGGACTGTCTACGACCGCTTTAGCTTGGTCTTTATCCATCCAGGCGGATCTCGCCATGCAAACCGCTGTGAACTACGCCGAGCCCGGAGCGGCTACGAACGCCAGTTCAGGTCTCTATGGTGGGATGGGCTTGTACTCAGCGGCTACCGGGACACTCCCGATCAGTCTCTACCAGACGCAGATCAACCAGACGGGAGCCAATGCCTTGGGGGGTAATTTCGCCTTCGTGATGCGTAACTACTGATGCCTCAGCTTCCCAGTCAGTCCCACCAGCCGGCGACTGACAAGAAAGAGATCGTTCTGGAGTGTTTAGAACGATTCCGGATCGCTCAGGAGGCAGAGAGTGAGAACCGCCAGCAAGCTGTCTTAGACCTGGAGTTCGAGGATGGCCAGCAGTGGCCGGATGACCTTTACAATCTCAGGAAGATCTCTCGCAGACCCACGCTCACGATCAATCACACTCGTACCTTCGTCAGGCGTGTGGTCAATAACATGCGTCAGCAGCGTCCCCGCATCAAAGTTCATCCTGTGGGAGAGGGTGCTGACATGGATCTGGCGCAGAAGGTCCAGGGGCTGATCCGGCACATCGAACAGCGCTCAGACGGAGCGACAGCCTATGACGTCGGGGGAGAGTCAGCAGTCAAGATCGGATGGGGCTATTGGCGAGTCCTATCCGAATATATCGATGCGAATAGCTTCGAGCAAGAACTCAAACTCTTGCCCATCAG